GCATGACGCACCTATATTCCTGCTTTGCGGCCGACACTGGCCGCAGCTGGCCGCTAATAGTGGGCGCTCGCAGCGCTGGGAATCGCCGCCAGCGATCGCCAACCAGTAATTACCAGCAATATCAGCAGCTTGCGCGCTCTGTTGCTGGGATATATACCCGTAAACAGCCCGAATTTCGTGGGCTGGGGGCCGATTTGACCCCCACGGGGCCGCGATCGCCGGCAAATAAATATGTATGTACCCTCACTCGCTTGCAAAAGCGGTTTGTTCCACATGAAACATCTACTCATCCAATATGAGTAATGCTACTATGCTGGAATGACGGAAAGTGTGCGCGAAATGGTGACCAAAAGGCGTGGTAATCGGAAGCCCAAGGCCGACGATGTAATCCCGAAAGCGCCTTCTGGAAAAAAGAGGGGTAGACCGCCTGGTCAATACGCCGCTCAGCTTGCCCTACAGGAGTTGATGTACACCCATCCTGACAAGGAGAAGGTGATTAACGAGGTTTTCCGCGCTGCGTTGGATGAAGACCACAAGAATCAGGCGGCTTGCTTGAAGATTGTGACTGATCGGCTCATTCCGATCTCAGGGTTTGAAAAATTGCGCGGTTCCAATGCCATTCAGATCAATATTTCTACCGTTGGCGAGCCAAAGGTTAGCGGTACGGTGATTGAAGGGGGTGATCTTGCAGAGATTGAAGACGATGCTGACTGAGCATGAGGGTAAGCGTCAGTTTGCCTACCAGGACTCTGGTAATAAGTGGCATATCGGCGTTGGGCGCAACATTGATGAGGGTGGAGGGCTTGGTCTGTCCGACGATGAGATCGATTTCCTGCTAGAGAACGACATTGTGCGCTGTATGAAGGAGTTGGCGAATGCTTTTCCCTGGTACAGCTCGTTGGATGAGGTTCGCCAGGACGTTCTGGTGATGATGGCGTTCAATCTGGGTTTGACGCGCCTGCGGGGTTTTAACCGCGCTTTGGCGGCGTGTCAGGCGGGCGACTATGAGGTTTGTGCGGCTGAGATGCTTGATTCTCGCTGGGCCGAGCAGATTGGCGATCGCTCCAGAGTTTTATCAACGATGATGGCAACTGGGGAGTATGCAGATGGCACACCATGATCCAGAGGTCTACGACAAGATTGATTATTTAGAGACACCGATGCGCGAGTTGATTCCTTATGGGATTCATATCGAGAACGGTGTTGAGATGTTGTTCAACAGGGACTATGTGATTATCGATGAGAGGCCGGCTCTATCTGAAGCAATGGGTTGGTTTTACAACGACAGTTGCAGTCCTTGGCGTGGTTACGGTCAGCCCAAGAAGGATTGCGAAGCGGCAAGGTTGCGCAGTGAAGGCGCGATGTTGGCTTGGGTTCTGGAAAAACCGCTCGATCCTTATATTTTTTCAGGTAGGAGTGAGGTTAATGGCGACTACGAAAGCAGTGAAGCGTTTACCAAGTGGGAGACTCAGTTACCGTGGTGAGACTTTCGCTGGGTACAACCAGCCTAAGCGGACACCTGGAGCCAGCAAGAAGTCGGCTGTTTTGGCGAAAAAGGGCGATGAGGTGAAGTTAGTGCGTTTTGGCGATCCGAACATGACGATCAAGAAGGATCAGCCCGCAAGGCGCTCTAACTTCCGAGCACGGCACAACTGCGATACAGCGAAGGACAAATTCACAGCACGATACTGGTCGTGCAAGGCATGGTAGATAAATTTTAGGAGTTAGAACCCTATGTTTACGACTAATACCCGTTTTGAAATAGATGGTAATTACGAAACGCTGTTATACCAAATAAATAACATTGCTAGTCGTGTGGAATTTATGGACGAGCCTGACGGCATGTTGAAGGCGTCACAGGCAGTTCTTAATCTGGCAAACGCTTTGCGTGTGATTGATGAGGTTCACAGGGGACGTTAATGGCTACTAGAAAACCTGGATTGTACGAAAACATACGGCGCAAGCGGGCTAGGATCGCAGGTGGCAGTGGTGAGCGGATGCGCACACCAGGGTCGAAGGGCGCTCCTACTGACGCGCAGTTCAAGCGTGCTGCGAAAACAGCAAAGAAGACAACTAGAAGGAGTCGATAATGCCTGGTTCACATTACGGTAAGGGTGGCGGTTACATGAGCAAGCCGAAGAAGAAATCGGCTAACCGCACAGCGTCTAACGGAACTCGTCGCACTACGAGGCCAATCCGTAGGCGATGAACCTAGACATTTCTCTGCTGAATTGGCAGCAGGAAGTCTGGCACGACAAGACAAGATTCAAGGTAGTAGCGGCAGGGCGGCGTACTGGTAAGAGCCGTTTGGCTGCGTACTTACTGATAGTTAATGCGCTCCAGGCTGAAAAGGGCAATATCTTCTATGTTGCCCCTACGCAGGGTCAGGCCCGTGACATTATGTGGAATCTCTTGCTTGAGATTGGCCACGATGTCATAGCGAGTTCGCATGTGAACAACATGCAGATAAAGCTCGCTAACGGGGCAACGATCAGCCTTAAAGGGGCTGATCGGCCCGACACGATGCGTGGTGTGAGCCTGAAGTACCTGGTTCTCGACGAATATGCGGATATGAAGCCGGAGACGTGGGAATTGGTACTCCGGCCAGCGTTGACTGACCTGAAGGGCAGCGCTTTGTTTATTGGAACGCCCGTTGGTCGTAATCATTTTTACGATCTGTATTCCTGGGCAAATTTCGAGGATGACCGCGACTGGCGGGCGTTTCATTACACCAGTTACGACAATAATCTGCTTGATGAGGCTGAAATCGATGCCGCAAAGAAAAGCATGTCCAGCTACGCCTTCCGACAAGAGTTTATGGCCTCGTTTGAAGCGCGTGGCTCAGAAATGTTTAAGGAAGATTGGGTTAAATTCGAATCCGAAGAGCCGGAAGATGGGGATTACTTCATCAGCGTTGACCTGGCTGGATTCGCAGAAGCAGGAAAGTCGAAGCGAAAGCAAAAGAACCTAGACAACACGGCGATCTCGGTGGTGAAGGTGAACCGTGATGGCTGGTGGGTTAAGCAGATCATACATGGCCGGTGGGACTTGAATGAGACTGCGAACAAGATATTTGAAGCGGTGAAGCACAATGAGCCTATTGCGGTAGGCATCGAGCGCGGTATTGCTCGACAGGCGGTAATGTCGCCTCTGAGCGACATTATGCGCCGTAACAATCGTTACTTCAGGGTTGAGGAGTTGACTCACGGTAACAAGAACAAGGTAGACCGCATCGTTTGGGCTTTACAGGGCCGGTTTGAGAACGGTGCGATAACGATTTGTCCAGGTGAGTGGACAGATAGGTTTCTGGATGAGTTGTATCAGTTTCCTGACGCCCTTACCCATGATGACACGGTGGATAGCCTGAGTTACATCGACCAGCTGTGCCGTGTGTCGTATTGGGACGAATCAGAAATCGATGAGCATGAATATACGGATGCTTTAGTGGGGTATTGATATGGACAGTGAAATTCCATACGAAAACGAAGGTGCAGATACGCTAGACAGCTGGGTCATTGGCAAGTGTGACGATTGGCATGACCAGTGGAAGACGAACTATCAAGAGCATTTCGAGGAATACTACCGCTTATGGCGGGGTATCTTCTCGCTTGAAGACAAAGAGAATCAGTCTGAGCGCAGCACTTTGATCTCCCCTGCGTTGCAGCAGGCGGTAGAGTCTTCTGTTGCCAAGATCGAAGAAGCCACGTTCGGTCGAGGTCGGTTTTTCGATATCCGCGACGATATCGTGCTACCAGGCGATCCGCAGAACGAGCAAGAAGCCGCTCGGATGCAAGAACTGGCGCAGAACAAGCTGAAAATCCAGTTCCTGCGTGAAAAATTGAACGATGACTTTGCCAAGGCTGGTATTCGCAAGTCGGTAGGCGAATGCCTGTTGAACAGCGCGATATATGGCACAGGTATTGCTGAAGTTGTTGTCGACGTGATGGATGAGGTCAAGCCGACAGAAAGCGTTGTCGATGGCATGGTTGTCCAGGGAACGCGGCGTGAAGAGCGCACTATCGTCAAGCTGCGGCCTATCCAGCCGCAGAATTTCAAGATTGATCCCCTGGCGACCAGCATTCAGGACAGTATTGGTGTAGCGATTGATGAGTTTGTTGCGCCGCATCAGATCAAGATGTTGCAAGAGCAGGGCGTCTATATTGACACGCCTATTGGCATTGATCCGTATGAGAACAGTGACCTTGATGCTGACCATACGCTGACTGACCAGCCTGACGATAAGGTTCGGCTGACCAAGTATTTTGGCCTTGTGCCGCGTCATCTGCTCGACAAGTTTAACGGCATGGACGAAATGGTCGATGCGTTGGAGGAGGAGATTGAGGCGGCGGTCGAAGAAGAGATCGAGAAAGCTGAAGATATCCTGACTGCTGAGGTTGAGGCAGTAGCTGGCCCTTTCTACGTCGAGGCGATGGTCGTTATCGCTAACGGCAGCACGATACTGAAAGCGCAGGAGAACCCGTACTATCTGGGTGACAGGCCGGTGGTGGCGTTTCAGTGGGACTGC